ATATAACCCAGGACTGGGGCCAAATCGACGGAAACCCGATGATCGAGCTACGCTGCATCAGCCAGAGCCGGTCGATCAACGTGGCACGCTTTTCAGTAGACTGGATCGACGAAGCCGTGCAGCACGCGGAGGCCATGAATAAGGCCAAGCAAAACGTCTATATGTGCATCAACCCAGTCGATGGCGACGCCAATATTGGCCCCAACAATGGCGCGAAAGACACCGACATTCTCGCCGCGTTCTTCCAGTTTGCCGATGCGGACGACAAGGACGGCATGAACAACATCCTGTCATTTGCTGGACCAAAATTCACGGCAAGCGTTAAAACCGGAACCCAGCCATACTTGCGCGGCCATGCATACTGGCAGCTTGAGGAACCCGTCTACAATCTCGATGCTTGGCGAGACGTGCAGCGCAGCATCGCACACAGCCTGCAAACAGATCAGGTCGTCGTGAACCCGTCGCGCATTATGCGCGTCGCTGGGACAGTGTCGTGGCCGAACGCCGACAAGAAGGCCAAGGGATACACGCCGGAAGTCGTCACGATGCGCACCGAGTTCAGCGATGACCGAGACCCAGTGCCATTCCAGCGCATGATGCGTGCCTTCCCGCCGGTAAAAGGTGTAACGAGTACGGCAACCCCTTACACGTTTGGCAGCGACAGCAATTTTCAGATCGACATCGGGCAGCAGGCCATGGATCGTGAGCTTGCCGAGCAGGCCATCATCGGCGGCACTGACTGGCACAACAACGTCATCAAGCTGGTGGCATCATACGTCAGCAAAGGCCTCACAGATGGCGAAATACACCAGCTGACCGACCGCTTCACGATGGATGGCTACACGGTGGACGACACGCGCCGAGAGGTGCAGCAGGCCATCAATGGAGCCAGGGCAAAGGGGTGGACGCCGGAGCCGTCAGTCACTGCGCAGGACGCCATCAGCGCCGCGTCAGAAGTGCCTAAAAATCAAGATAACGACGTGAACATCGACAGCATAGACTTCGACGGACCGGCGAGAACCATCCAACCATCCAAGCAAGTTAAGCCAATTTTCTGGGCAAAAGACGCGCAGCCTGTCTTGTCAGCCAGCTATCTCGTCAAGGGCTGGCTGGGCGCGGGGCAGATGTCGGTCGTCTACGGACCCAGCAACGTTGGAAAGTCGTTCTTTGTACTCGACATGGCATACCATGTGGCCGCTGGTCAGGAGTGGCAGGGCTGTCGCGTCAATGGAGGCCCGGTGCTGTTTCTGGCAACTGAGGGCGGCAACCTGTTCCGAAACCGCGTCTACGCACTCAGCCAGAAATACAAATACCAAGACGTCAGGCTGGCTATACGGCCAAGCCCAGTCGATCTGCTAAGGCCGGAAGTCGATATGCAGGAGCTGGCGACGCTGTGCAATCAAATCAAGGCCGAGCATGGACCGCTGGCCATGATCATCATCGACACCCTGTCACGCGCAATGGCAGGCGGCAACGAGAATGGGCCAGAGGACATGACGGCGTTCATCAATAACGTAGACGCCCTGCGTGACCATACCGGCGCTCACATGCTGATCGTCCACCACACCGGCAAGGACACAGCGCAGGGCGCACGCGGCCACAGCAGCCTCAGAGCGGCGACAGATACAGAGATCGAGCTAGAGGCGACAGACGGCGGGCTACGGACAGCCACAGCCACCAAGCAGAGAGACATGCAGCCCAAGCACCCGATCAACTTTATGCTCAGTAGCGTGGAGCTTGGGGTCGACAGCGACGGAGACCCAGTGACGACGGCGATAGTCACCGAAGCGGATGAGCAGGACGTCGCAGACGCGCAACAGAAGAGACCCAGAGGCAAAAACCAAAAGGCACTTGTCGAGGCGTTCAAGCAGATGCGCCACGAGGGCATAGGGATGCCAAACTACGGCGGCATGGGCTTCCCAGAGCCGAGAACCTACTGGATGATCGACGCGAAAGATTTCGAGAATTTTGCCAAGGGGAAGCTGTCTGGAAGCAACCCGCACACGCCGTTTCGGGCGGCATTCGATGCGCTACAGAGCATGGGTTTTATGTGTCAAAATGACGGATATGTGTGGATTTCGGCACGAGAAGGCAAAATCTAATGAGTGTAAAAAAGTGTCAAAACGAGATGTGTAGTTATTTCAATGGGTTATGGTTGCAATTTACACTGTTTTACACTATTTTACACTATTTTTACAGCGACGGGTCATTAGGTGTAAAAAGTGTAAAATGCCTATAGGCTTTTACACTTTTACACTAACCCCAAAAAATGGAGGTTCAGATGGATAGAAAAAATCAAAAGCCCAAGCGTCAGAAGAAGTCGGATCGGATACTGCATTCGGGGCAGACGCAAAATCAAATCATGACGGATTATGCTGTCGCGCCGTTCGACCGCAAGGCGGAGGAGATGGACGAGAAGTGGGGGATCGATCGGCTGGTGGAACTCGTGTCGGCTGAGACGGCGGCGAAGTACGGGTCTGCAATGGCGAAATTCAATGACGCGATTGATGCTGGCGATCCGTCGGTTACAGCCGCGCGGGCGCAGGTTTGCATTAGGGGTATGGAGGCAATGGACGCTGAGGCCGCCGCAGCGGGGGCACAGAGGGCATCAATGGATGTTTGGGAGGTTGAGGTAGCCGGGGAGCTTTATGGCGTCATGAGGGACGCTAGAAGCTGGCAGGCTATAAAGGCTCAGAGGCCGGAGATGACGCTGGTGTCGCTCAGAGAGGTCGCTCTGGCGCTCAAGTATTGGAGAGGGTCAATCGCCGGCGAGTTCGAAAGGTCCGTCAAGGAGAGCTTCGGAGACGGCGCGGAAGTCGTGGCCGTCACAAACAGAAACCTTGAGGACGAGATCCCGTTCTAATGAGAAGCAAAAGCAGCGTAGAGAGTTTCGAGGGACACATCGACGCGAACGACTGCCGAGACCTCTGGGTGGCAGTTGTCAAGACAGGACTGTGCGATGCTCTCAGGCCAAGCCGAAACATGCGATACGGAACAGGTCTGCCGACCGATCAGTGGCAGGCGGATGCATGGATCAGACACTCAGAGGATTTCAAGGTCGTGTGCGGTCTGGCTGGTATGAACGCCGATATGTGGCGTAAGCTGTATATTGAGGGGAAACTGGAATACACGATGTTCACGCGAGTAAAGGAGACTGGGTGATGGTGAACGAAATCAGCGTCAACGATACGCATGAGGTCAAAATGGCTAGGATGGACGCGATTGGCGAAGACGAGATATTCAACCAGATCGAGGGCGGAAAATACCTCAAAGACATCTGCAACGAAATGCGGATAGGGTACAAGTTTTTCAATGTCTGGCTCAGAGCGGTAGAGGGGCGCGAGCAGAGGTATCGGGATGCGCTTAGGGCTGCCGGTCACACATACGCCGCCAAATCCGTTGAGACTGCCGAGAACGCGACGATGGAGAATGTGCCTCTGGCGCGTTTGCAGTCCGAGAGATACGGCTGGTATGCCGCGAAGCTGAACGACCAATACGATACGCGGCAGAAGGATGTCAGCGTGAACATCAGCGTCGGAGATTTGCATGCTCAGGCAATGGAATTGCTACGAGATGTTACGCCGAATGATGCCATCGATCATGAGGACTGAGGGGCTGAAACGCACACCAAGGCAAACCCGCCTGCGCGTGCGTGCGCGTGCCAAAAAATGGTTAACATCGCAACTATTCTGGGATGCAGGCGCAGACACAACATCTTGTGTTTTGCGGGCATTTTGGCGGGCAAAAATGCTAAGCCATTGAAAACATTGGATATGAGTTTTACCATAATCGTTATTATAAGCTTTAAGCGTTAAGCGAACGCGTTTTTTGCGGGGTTTTATGGTGTCGGCGTGGGGCGGGAAAGCGTTTAGACCCCCCCTTTTTCTGATCGGCACCGGTGCAATTGCAATGACCCCCACGCGCACCGCCATCAAGACGCCAAGCCGCCAGCAGAAAAAAAATTATTGCGCCACACCACAACTTGACATAAGTCTTATGCGAACAAGCGAGGAGGCTGGTAGATGTGTCGTGAGTGCGATAGCTTAGACGTTGTGGCGAGGGGTCTGTGTACGGCGTGTTACATGCGTGATCGACGCCGACGGCTGAACGGAGGGGTCGCTAGACGCAAGAGCGGCGATAACGAGGAGTTTGCCATGCAGCACGTTGCCGAGTGGCAGCCTCGGTTTCTTAGCAAAATAGAGGAACGGGAAAGCGGTTGCTTTGAGTGGACCGGCGGCAAGACGAACGGCGGCTACGGCGTTTTCAACTTTGGGAGCCGGACGATACTCGCGCACCGCTTAGCTTACCGCCTTGTCGGGGGTGAGCGCTGCGATGTAATTATGCACAAGTGCGACAACCCGTGCTGCGTGAACCCTAGTCACTTGGCTGGCGGCACGGCGGCTGATAATATGGCGGACATGGATGCGAAGGGGCGGCGCGTCGTCAGCGAGGCCAAGCACCTGCGCAATCGACAGACCCACCCACGCGCCAAGGCCGTCAGGACGCCGGCTGGTGACTTTGCTAGCGCTGCTTTGGCGTCTGAAGCGATTGGTGTCGCCGCGAGGACAATTCAGAGCCGCTGCGCACGCGGAGCGAAGGGATACGGATACCTATGACTAAGCCTACCCCGCAGGAAAATCCGTTCATCGTCCTAGCCCGTCGGTACATGCATGACCCCGTTGCCTTCGTCACTGAGGTGACTGGCATAAAGCCGGACCCTTGGCAGGAGGAGCTGCTTGACAGCATAGAAGCCCCAGCGGTCAGGCGTATCAGCGTCCGGTCGGGCCACGGCGTCGGCAAGTCGACTGGCTTGGCGATGGCGGCGCTCTGGTTTGTTTTGAACCGTCGTCCGTGCAAGGTGGTGGTTACTGCGCCGACGAGCAGTCAGTTGTTCGACGCCATGTTTGCCGAGATGAAGGCTCTGGCGAACCGTTTGAAGCCGCCGTATGACCAGTTGTTGGAGATTAAGTCGGACAGGATTGAGTTGAAGAGCAGTCCTGAGAGTTCGTTTATTTCGTGTCGGACGAGCCGCGCCGAGCAGCCGGAGGCTTTGGCTGGGGTTCACAGTGAGAATGTGCTTTTGATTGCCGACGAGGCGAGTGGTATTCCGGAGGCGGTGTTTGAGGCTGCGAGTGGCTCGATGTCGGGTCATAATGCGACGACTGTTTTGTGCGGAAACCCGACGAGGAACACGGGTTTTTTCTATGACACGCACAATCGTCTGAAGGATGACTGGCATACGATGCATGTGAGCTGCGTGGATAGCCCGCGTGTGAGTGATGACTTCGTTGAGGATATGAAGCGTCGGTATGGCGAGGACAGCCCTGCCTTTCACGTCAGGGTTCTCGGTAATTTCCCTCCGTCTGAGGAGGATACGGTTATTCCGGTTGCCTTGATTGACTACGCGATGAAGAGCGACATTAAGGTTCACGAGGACACGGCGGCGATTTGGGGTTTGGACGTGGCGCGTCAGGGTGGCGACAGCAGTGTGTTGGCCAAGCGTCAGGGGTCTGTGATCCATCCGTTGACTGTGTGGCGGAACCTCGACCTGATGCAGCTTTCGGGGGCTGTGAAGGCTGAGTATGACGCATTGCGGCCCAACGCTCGGCCTGTTGAGATTATTGTGGACAGCAATGGGTTTGGGGCTGGCGTTCTGGATCGACTGAGGGAGTTGGGGTTGCCGGCTCGTGGTTTGAATGTGTCGGAGCGGGCTGTGAGCAAGGATACGTATATTAATTTGCGTGCTGAGCTGTGGTTTAAGGCGAAGGCGTGGCTTGAGGGGATGGACGTGCGTCTTCCGCATGACGACTTGCTGTGGTCTGAGCTGGCTGCTCCGCGTTACTTCTTTACGTCGGCTGGGAAGATACAGGTTGAGAGTAAGGAGGTGATGAAGAAGCGCGGCGTTCCGTCGCCTGATAGGGCTGACGCTGTGTGCTTGACGCTTGCGAATGACTTTACGACGATGGCGTTTGGCGTTGCTGCGGCTGGCTCGTGGTCTACGCCGTTGAAGCGCGGCATTCGGGGGATTGTGTAGCAGCACTTTCGCAAA